ACGTTCACGGTCATAGGCGCGACGCCGTTCGGCAGTTTCATCCACCGGAATTCCACCGGAATTCCTATTGAGCGCCATCGCCTGCTCGGCGGTCTTAACGGCCAAAACGATGACGTCGGCGGGCAACCCACGCGCCATCATGTCGGCAACCATGTCGGCGATCGGCGTCATGACCCCACCTTGAAAATTGTGAGTTCGGTCTGGTCCGTCGGCGCGCCGGATGCCACCATTGCCGGCGCGCCGCTCGATGCCGCACGCAAAACCGGGGCGGGATCTGTCTTCACCTCAATTGCCTTCAGGCCAAACCGCCGGAACAGCACCTTCAGCGCAGCGCGCAGCGCACGCACGGCGTCAACATCCGGCAACGCCTGTACGCGGATGACATAAATTGGGCGGGCATCGTTCATGCCGCGAACCTCGAGCCTTTGGCGAAGCTCATCCGGGTGTGTTTTTGGCAGTAGGGTGAGCCGTATTGCTGCGCGACGCCGCAGTAGAGGGCGTTCTCCGGCGAGCCCTCGATCCAGCGGCAGTGCCGGGGGGCGAGGTGTTCGATGTGCACCGGGCCGGGCCGCAGGGTCTCGGCGGGCGGCTTGGGCTTGCGGCGCGCAACTCTGGAACGGTCGCGGGTGAAAATCATCGGCCGCGGCTTGGGCTTGCTGCCACGGACGAGGCCGAGACGGCGCAGCTTGCCCAGAACGGCGCTGCGCGACGTGCCTAGCTCGACGCTGATCTCAAGGCCCGTGGCCCGAGCGGACCACATGGACCGCAGGATTGTGAGCTGGGTGGGGTTCCATTCGAGGGCCATGTCACCCTGCGCGCGCGGCGGCTTTGGGAAAGAAATCGTGGATGGTGAGGTCGACGCCCTTGTGTCGCGCCAGCGACAGCAACGGCTCGATATGGTTTTGCGGGATGCGGCCATCGCTGCCGCCGACAGAACGAGGGCGCGACCAATTCGACACGCGCGTCCGGTGAACGCCAAGCGCAATGGATACGGCTGTGGGGCCGCCAAGTTTGCGGATAATCGTCTTTGCAGGGTCCATTTCGCCATCGTAGCGATACAAGCTACAATTGCAAGATGATTGTAGCGTAATCCCCGACAGACAAGCGGTACGGGCGCGTCAAGCGCACGATTTTAGAATTGTAGTTTATATCGCTACATAGCGCTTGACAGGGTAGCGATAGGCGCTACAGTCGTCCCCATCAGCAACGGGGAACGACATGACCTGCTCAGACCAACTCAAGGCGATGGCGAAGTTCGCGAAAGCAAACGCGGACGCGCTCGACAAGGAATTTCTGAAGTACGCGGACCCGCGTGCCGTACAGGCCGGCGCCTCCGACGAAGCCGCGCAGGACTGGCGCAAGCTGGCTCGCGAGTTGAGCAAGTGCGTTGTCGCGGCCGAGACGGCGGAGGCAGCGTGATGAACGCCCACCACGAAGCCATCACCGCCCGTTGGCGCGCTCTCGCCGCCACCGCCGCAGGGATCACGCCAAACAAGGTCGGCCCCTATCCGACCGTCGCCGACGCGCAGGGGCTGGTCGAGGACCTCAATGTCCTCTGCGTGTACGTCGATGCACTTGTGGCTGCATACGGTGACTACGCCCGCCACGCTCTCGGCGTCAGCGAGAGAGACGTGAAGGAAGACTTCACGTCCCAATTGTTCACCGCGCTGCATGGCAACGCGATGTTCGTTCTGGAAGAGGCCGCGCGCGACTACGCCGAAAGCGCAGCCGATCAGCGCGCAGACTACGAGCGCGACCGCCGCCGTGACGACGCTGTGGGGGACCGATAAATGTACATCGTTATGGAAGCCAGCGCCTGCATGCCTGCTTCGTGCAGGTCGCCCTACCGGCACCTCGCCGTGGTCGAGATCGACCAGTACCACACCGCGCGCGACCTGCGCCCCAAGATGCTCTCGGACAGGGCCCAAGGCGTGCTGCGGATCGTGCGCCGTTGGGGGCCGGTCCCCGCCGCAGGCAAGACGCCCCGCAGTGGCATCGTTCAGGCCCGCACGCAGGCCAAGGAAATGGCCAGCATGCTCAACAACAGCCGCGACGCGGCGACCGCAGAAGACATCATAGGTGCGGGAGGATCGGCATGATCACAGAGCAACAGCGCCTCGACGCCATCGCGTCCTGCGACCGCATCGTGGATGCAAGCGAGCGGATGCAAACGGCGCTCAAGAATATCATTCGCATTTTTGAGAACGGCGCGGCCGGTCGCGATCCGATGGATGGCGTGAAACCAACAGGTGATGACCGATGAACCGCCCCCAAGACGAAACCACACTCCATGCAGCCACCATCGCGCTGCTGGCCGAGGGTGTCGCGGTGGTTCTGTTCCTCGCCGCGTTCTTTGTGTTTTTCGGTGTGATCTCGGGGAGGATCTGAAATGCTCAGCCCCCTCAGAGAAACCCGCGTCGGCGCATCGTTTGCCCCCGCATTGATGGCAGGCAAAGCCGAAACCATCCTTGAGGAATGGAAAAGGTTGACCGGCGATCCTTCCTACGTGCCGACGAACCTCGATGACGTTTGGGCTGTGCAGCTAGGGAAGTTCCTTGAGCCTATGGTTTTGGACTGGCACCAGAAAAAGGTTGGCCCGCTGACGCGCCGCGGCGAATGGGTGCCGCACCCGCAGCGACCGTGGCTCGGCTGCACGCTCGACGCCTATCACGCGCCGGAAGAAACATTGTTCGAGTGCAAGGTCGTAGGACAATGGCGCAAGCTCGATGTCGACGTCATCCCATACTACGTCCCGCAATTGATCGTGCAAGCTGGCTGCACTGGCGCAAAGAACGCCGTGCTGTTGATAGTCCAGGGTACCAGCGAGCCGGTCGAGTATCCCGTGCAATGGACACCAGATTATGAAGCCGCCGTCTGGGATCGTCTCGATGAGTTCTGGGATTGTGTTTTGAGTTTAACGCCGCCGGGCGGATTTCCCGAGACGCTCGCGCCAGTGCAGGCGGTCAAGACTTACGCGATGGACACCTCGAACGCCTGGTGCTCGAACGCAGCCACCTGGGTTCTGAACAGGGACGCCGCGCGCGATTTCGACGCCGCCGCGAAAGAGATCAAAGCGCTCGTCCCGCCGGACGCCGTGAAGTGTTTCGGCGCAGGAATCCAAGTTTCACGCAGCAAGAGCGGTTCGCTCTCGATCCGCGCCAAGGAGTAACCAATGCAGACCGAGAACACCAACGAGATCGCCGCAGCCCTCGCAAAAGCGCAGGGCGCAATGGAGGCGGCCAAGTTCAACAAGGTCGTGAACTTCAGCGGCCGTTCGTACAAGTACGCCGACCTGTCGGCCGTCATCGAGGCCATCCGCAAGCCGCTCGCCGACAATGGGCTGGCGCTGACGCAAACGACCGAGATCAGGGAGGGCGGCTTCGTGCTGGTCACGACGCTGCGTCATTCGTCCGGCCAGTGGCTCGCGTCGGAGTATCCGTTGCCGCTCGCGGCCAAGCCGCAGGATCTCGGCTCGGCGATGACCTATGCAAAACGCTATTCCATCACCAGTCTGATCTGCATCGCGGCCGACGAGGACGACGACGCGGGCGCCGCGCAGGCGAACGGCCAGACCGCATCGACACCAGCACCCAAGCCGGTGCAGGTCGAGCCGCCAGTGAACCCTGAGACCGGCGAGTTTGGCCCGCACCTGATCGTTGAACACAGCAACATGAAATTCGGCTCGTTGTTTGTCGCCGCGATCAAGGCCGCGAAGTCTGACGCCGAGATCAAGGCTTGGATTGAGGTCAATGAGTTGCGGCTTCAGGTCGTCGCGCAGAACGACCCGAAAATTTACGACCGCATTCAGACCAACATCGAGGTCGCCAGCGACAAGCTGAAGAAGTCGGCAGCATGAGCAGGTACGTTTTCACATTGCGATCAACCGCCGACCGGGCGCGTGCGATGAAGGTCGTTGCCGCGGCGCCCGCCGGCACGCGGGTCGAGGTGAAGGCGTCCAAGAGGACATTGCCGCAGAATAATTTGATGTGGTCGATGTTGACGGACATCGCGCAGCAAGTGCCGTGGCATGGCGTGCGGCTGCGGCCGGATGATTACAAATATCTGTTTCTGGACGCGCTCAAGCGCGAGCGCCGCATGATGCCAAATCTTGAGGGCGATGGGTTTGTTGATCTCGGCAGGTCCTCGTCCGACCTATCGAAAGAGGAAATGTCGGACATGGTCGCCCTCATTCAAATGTTTGCCGCCAAGCATGGCGTCAAACTTCACGACGATCGTGAACAAGCCGCGTAACCACAAAAACACAAACAGGAGTACCGATGACCACTGCAATGACAACCGAGAATGAAACCGCAGTAGCCCGCCCGCTGCGCGTGCTGGTGCCTCTGATCAAGGAAGACCTGCAACACGCGCGAGAAGCTGGCGAGCGAGCAGCAAAGCCATACTTCGAAGCCGCAGGCGAGAAGATGATCGAGGCTAAAGATCAAATGAGCCACGGGGAGTTTATCCCGTGGGTCAGGCGTAATTTCGACATCGGCATCCGGGCGGCCCAGATGTATATGGCGATCGCCCGCAGTGATCCTAAAAAGCGAAACGCGTTTCGCATTTCGACCGGCTTGCGGGAAGCGGTTCGCTCAACGACAAATAACCCTAACTTCGGCAAGCCCGCGTCATGGCAAGAGCCGGTCAGAGAGGCGCTTGGCAAAGTCAACCTCGACACCATGCGCCAAGCCGAGCTCAAGCGTAGCGAAGAACGCGATCTCCAGCGCAAGCTCGCACTGCAACTGATCGACATCGGCTTCAAGGCGCTCGCTTCCAAACTACACCCTGATAAGGGCGGGTCACGGGATGCCATGTCACGGCTCAACGCTGTCCGCGATCGTCTCAAGAACTGCGCCTAATAAACCAACGAGGAAACACACCAATGACAAGCGACACCAAGCCCGGCAAAACGATCGTCAAGCGAACTCAACCTGAATTGGTTGAGGTCAATGGCAAACAAGTCATCTCCAGCAACCGGTGGAATGACGACAAGATAGCTGAGTTCGTTATGCTCAACGGCCATGAATGGCTCACCGTTGGCGATCTTGCCAAATGCGCGTGGCGGCACAGTGACAAGGCAACCAAAGACCGAGCGCGCCGTTACATCCACAAGATCTACCAGATTATTCTCAGGCACGGGTATGTTCTGGTTTACGACTACGACGGAAAGCGTATCGAGCGGGTCAAGCTGCTCGACAACAATTCCGCAGTGGAGCGGCAGGCCGCAGCGTATAAGGCAGAGCAACTCAGGAAGCGTTTGAAGTTGAGTGCCGAGCAGTATGAGCAGGCGCTGAAGCTTATCGGCCCGGAATTACCGCCGGCAAATTTGAGTGCGGTTATTTCGACCACCAGCGCAACGAACCCATGATGCTCGACCGCGAACACAAAGAGCTCCGCGCCCAGATCCGCGCCCTGTGGGAACAGCGCCTCGACACCGTCGACATGGCGCGCGCGCTGCAATTTCCGGAACATGAGATCGAGCGCGAGCTGCACGCCGTGCTCGAGATCAGGCGGTCGGTCGTCAAGCTGGGTGCGGAATGAAACGCCGCGAGTTCTCAGGCAAGACCAAGCGCGCCGCGTTCCTGCGTGCCGACGGCCACTGCGAGTATTGCGGGATCAACCTGCGCTGCAAGCCGGTAAACTTCGATCATTTTATTTCGTGCGACCAGGGCGGCGAGCCGACACTGGAGAATTGCCGTCTGGCGTGTATCCAGTGTCACAAAGCTAAAACCAAAAAGGACGACGTGCCGCTGATCGCCAAGGGCAGGCGCATCCGCGAGCGCAACGCCGGCATCAGGAAGCCGCGCCGCACGATCGGCGGCAAAAAGTTTAACGGCGATCCGATCTATCCCAAGTGGGTGCGCGGATGAAGGCAGCCACGCTATTCAGTGGAATAGGCGCGCCCGAAGTCGCTATGCCTCACTGGCAGTGGCTGTGGCACGCCGAGATCGAGAAGTTCCCCTCGGCCGTCATGGCCGCCCGCCATCCCGGCAGCATCAACCTCGGAGACGTGACGGCCCATGACTTTATCGAGCGCGCGGAGGCCATCGGCCGTCCAGATGTCATTGTTTTCGGAAGCCCATGCCAGTCCTTCAGCGTCGCCGGACGACGTCTCGGGCTGGATGATCCGCGCGGCAACCTGGCCCTCGTCGCCCTGGGAATTGTTGACCGACTTAAGCCCCGTTGGTTCGTCTTTGAGAACGTGCCCGGTCTCCTGTCGGCCTCCCAAGGATCAGACTTCGGGATATTCCTGCGAACAGTGGATGAACTCGGGTATTCTGCATGCTGGTCGGTGCTGGACGCACAGTGGTTCGGAGTGGCGCAACGGCGCGAGCGCCTGTTCCTTGTCGGACATTCTGGAGACTGGCGACGTCCCGCGGCGGTACTTCTTGAGCCCGAAGGCCTGCACGGGCATCATCCGCCGCGCCGCCAAACGTGGCAAAGACCTGCCCCGACAATTGCAAGCCGCCCTACAGGCGGGGGCGGGCTCGGGACAGACTTCGATTGCGATGGCGGATTGATCGTCGCCGATCCGATCTCAGCGAACGAGGCGCGGACCTACAGCAACGCAGGCAACAACCCGCGACCGCGCAATGTGGTAACCGCGTTTCAGAGCAACGCAGGCCGCGACTTTACCGCCGATGACAACCGCTCACCGCCGTTGCGATCTGAAGGCGCTGGCGGCGTGGTGGGCGGCAATCAGGGCGGGGACTATATTGCCACTTCGGCTGTTTCCTTACTGTCAGAGGTGCCCAGCGCGCTGCGCGCCAGCCAGGGCGGCGGCGACAAGGCGCATGTCATGACCCCAATCGACATGCGCCAAGCCAGTCGCGGCGAGAAGATCACCAACAACAGGGCGCGCGGTAGCGGCGGCGCGCCGGGCCACGGCATCGGTGAGCCCGGCGATCCCGCCTTCACTGTCAGCGAACGCGGTCAAGCCATAGCGTCCAGCGCCGTGCGCCGATTAACGCCGCGCGAGTGCGAGCGTCTGCAGGGCTTCCCCGACGAGTACACGCTGGTGGCCTATCGTGGCAAGCCCGCCGCCGACGGCCCGCGCTACAAGGCGCTGGGCAACAGCATGGCCGTTCCCGTCGTCCGCTGGATCCTCAACCGGATCGAGACGCTCGAGACGCTCGCGGAGGCCGCCGAATGACGGCAAAACCCGACAACGTCCCAGAAGGACAACGCCGTGGCGGCCGTGTTTTTGCTCGACGGAACCCTTGCCGAAGGCAAAATGAAATGAAGTGCGACATCATCTGCTACGCAGTGCCGACCGACAACTACGCCAACAGCCCGGCGCGCGGCTGCGTCAAGTGCAACACGCACGGCATGGTCGATTGGACATCGGCGTTCGCTGTCGGCGATCTCTGCCCCGTCGGCAAGATCGAGCAGGCCGTCGAGGACGGGCTGGCGAAGATCGCAGCCGATATGGCCGAGAACAATGGGAAAACCGATGTTCGATAAGAGACGGTCAAATGACACTTAACCCATTGAAAACACTGGGTGTCCGTTACCGAGGTGTTGAGAGACGCTCCTCGCAAGTAATTGATATTGCTGCGGAAAATAGAACACCCCGAATTTTGCCCGTCCTCAAAGCTGGGCAAAACAGGTGATTGCCCTCCTCGACACCGACCACGACCTCGACCAATGCGCCGCAGAGCTTGGTTGCGAGGTCGGTCGGCTGCTGACGTCAGGCAAGCGCCCGTTGCAAGACCGGGTCAATGTGCCGTGGGCGATCGACAACCGCGCCTATGTGAACTTCGACGCTCGAGCCTTCATGGCCCTCCTTAAGAAGGAGGAGCCCCACCGCGAGCATTGCCTGTTCGTGACCGTGCCGGACGTCGTCGGCTCGGCCCGGCGGACCTTGGAGGTGTTCGAGCACTGGCGACCGCGCCTGCCCGGTTGGCGGATCGCCCTCGCCTGCCAGGACGGGCAGGAACACCTGCCAATACCTTGGGGCGAGATCGACGCCGTGTTCATCGGCGGCAGCACTAACTTCAAGTGCGGGCACCATGCCGCCCACATTATTCGAACGGCAAAAATGCTCGGCAAATGGGTCCATGTCGGGCGCGTAAACACCCCCGCCCGTTTCAAGCACTTTGAAGACCTTGGTGCCGACAGTTGCGATGGCTCGGGGATCGCTCGCTACACCCACATGCGCGAAGACATCGGCCGGCCCGTGGCCCAGGTCGATCTGGAGGATTTGCTGCAATGAAAACCGTCGTCCAAGTGCCTTGCCTGCATAACCCGCGAGGAGGCCCTGCGATGAACCTCGTTCTCGTCACGATCTACATCGCCGCGATGGTCGTGGCCAATTTGCTGGTCTGGTGGCTCGGACCTTGGTTCTCGCCGGTCAATGCATTTTTTCTGATCGGGCTGGATCTCACCCTGCGCGACGTCATGCATGAGAGGCTGCAACGCTGGCAACTCGCCGTGGTGATCTGCATCGGCGGTGTTCTGACTTGGGCGCTGAACCCGGCCGCGGCCCGCATCGCCATTGCGTCGGCCACAGCATTCATCGCTGCCGCAGCCGTCGATTGGGCCGTCTATCGGGCACTGCACCGGCACCCTTGGTTGGTCCGATCGAACGGCAGCAATGTCGCCGGGGCTGCGGTCGATAGCCTGCTGTTCCCGACGCTCGCCTTCGGGGCGTTCCTGCCGCACATCGTCGCCCTTCAATTCATCGCCAAGGTCGGCGGCGGGGCTATCTGGTCGTTCCTCCTGCGTCCGGTGCTGGCATGGAGGTCACCATGAAATGGCTGCTGCCCCTCGCCGTCACCGCGACCGCGTTCGGCGTCGCGCTGCTGATCATTTTGTTGTTTGCGACAGTGTTCGTGCTGAACAACCCATGCAGCGTCGAGGGGAGGTGCTAGATGCTTTACAATCCGCAATGGCAGGACAAGGTTTTACACGGCATTTCGCTGCGCGGCCTGATCGCGTGGCTCGAAACCATGCCGCCCGACCAGTCCTATAGCTATACCGACCCCTTCAATTGCGTGCTGGGGCAATACCTCAGATCGACGGGCAATGGCGGCATCGTGAACTTCAGCAGCGACCCGGTCAGGACGTGGCTGTACTTCATCGCCAGCGGATACGCGCGCGCCGAAACCGACCCTCGCGCAACTCCGCCTGCCTACACTTTCGGGGCCGCCCTCGAGCGCGCCCGCAGCGTTTCTGAGACTTCCGAAAGCAGGCCGTCATGACCTGCTCTCGGTGGGCTTTGCTCACTGCCGGATGCATCCGGCCAAAAACCAGAGGAGCTACTCTATGTCTAAAAACCTGTTACTCGGAGGGCTCGCCGCGCTGGCGATCCTTGCCGTGACGCCCGCGAGGGCGGACGTGGTCAACAACTTGACGTTCGGCTTACTCGGCGCGCTGGCTGTACCGCAATCGCAGAGCGCCCCCTGCGTCATCTGCGCCACGAACACAGCTCAAAACCCGATCGGCTTCGGCTACAACAACTTCGTCAACACCGGAGCTACCGACACCTTCAACGTGTTCTCGTCGAACATCACCGGGGCTTTCGCCAACAACGACCAGACTACCGTTACGCCGTACACCGGAGGGCAGTTGCGCTCCTTCTTGGAGGGCCTTCCGAATGCCGGCCTGTTTGACCTGTCGTTTGGCATCGCCATCGACATCAACACGGCGGGTGGCCCGGGTGGTGACGCGCACTATCTGGACTTCTTCCAGCTGATCAACCTCGACGCTCCAATTGGATCGAAGATCATCTACGACATCCGCGATATTGCGATGCCCGTAGTCGATAACGGCAACGGCAAGGCCGATTATCTGTTGACCGGCTTCGATCTGTCGGGCGTCAATATCGGAGATCGGCTGCTGTTCCGAGCCGCCTTCCACGGCGCATCGGACGGCGGCGAGTCGTTCTACATCGTCCCGCAGATCAACGCAGTTCCCGGCCCGATGGCCGGGGCTGGCGTTCCGGGCCTCATCATGGCCCTGGGAGGCCTGATCGCCTTAAACCGGCGGCGCAAGCAGCGCCTCGCCGTAGCCTAGTGGGGGGCGCGGGGCGGCGGCTCACAACCCGGCAAAACCGCCGCCCCGTTGCGCCAGAAAGGACTGACGTGAGCCACGGCATACCCTGCGAGCGTTGCGGCTGGATGGAGACGGCGCACGATCCGCGTGTCGTGGATCTCTATCCGCAGTGCGCCCACCGATACGTGCCGCAGCGGCATTTAGCTGTGGTGACCGATGAAACGGAAACCGACGAGGAGCTGGAGAGCCGATGAGGACGCGCAAGATCACCTTGGACCTTCCGGTCGGCCTGCTTGATCGGGCCAAGCGCATGGCCGAGAGGGACGGCCTGCCGGTCAGCGAAGTATTGATCGAACTGATCGCACTCGGTCTATTTGACCTTGAAGAAAGCGACCAATACGAAGGCGCCAGCTATCACTAGCCTCGACCGCCACGGCCGAGACCACCACGAAGGCGCCGCCCATCAGGAACGCCATCAGCCACGCGACCGCCGGAATGGGTGAGGCCCTTCCGGAACTGGCCAGTTCGGACGGCCATACGTCGGGTTCCTCGCCCGGATGGAACGTGGAAAACACTGGAACGTCGTCGCCGATCCGCTTGGGCTCGAACGGTTCTCTGGCCTCCCAGACCCAACCCAGTCCGCCCGGATGCGGCCAGGGAGGGGAGCCGTGGGGCTGCTCGATCCGCACGTCGGCGGGCTGCGGGAACTCCGGGGCGATGTCCTCGGCCTGTGGCAGGGGTCTGGGTGTAACCCCACCGGTTAGGCCCGGACGGTTCTGGGTGTAACCCCCACCCTTAGACCTGGATTGCGCCCCGCGGGGCGACCAGCACTGCCACTTTTTGTCGTCGTAGCGCCACGTCAGGTAGGCCCCCGGCCAGCGGGCCTTGGCCTCCCGGTAGGACAGGCAGCCGCCGGGCTCGTTCCCGCCGCCGTCGGCAATAGCGACACCCGCCGCCAGAAACACGCCCGCGGCGGCTGCAAGCCAGCGCACGGGGCTAGTCCTGCTCGAGCGCCTCTCGCACCAGGGGCTCATGCTCGATACCGAATGCCCGCAATTGGGCCTGAAAGCCGACCAGAATGGTCCGGTACTCGGCTTTTTCCTCAACAGCCTTGTCGCGCTCGATCCGCGCAGAGGCCATCCGGCTTTCCAGGTCGGTGATCTGGCTGGCCTGCGCCTCGACGCAGACCTTGTGGGCGGCAATTTCCGACTTGAGCAACGCCACCTCGCGGGCGAGCTGGTCCCGCTCCGCGCCGATCTCCTGATAGTAAGCCAGCCCCTGCTGCACTGCTGCCTCCCGGCTTGCCGGCAGGTTCTTGGTCGTCCCGTTGCTTTTCGATAGTTCTGCCATTGGCTGTCCCCTGTTCAAGCCACGTTCACGCCGTTGATCCGCACGATCAATTCAACGTCGTCCGGCGCGTCGATCGAGATTGTTATCTCCGGCCTTTCCGGCGTGGCCACGGCCGGGTAGTCGTCCGGTGCCGGGCGCTGTTCGATCGCGCCGTCGGACAGTACGCTGGCGATCTGATCGCACACCTCGTTGAACATTTCGCGGTAGACGCGGCAGTCGGTTTCGCTATCAACGAAGGCTGTCTCGATCAGGATGCAATTCGGCAGTTGGTTGAGCACGGCCAGGTCGGTTCTGTGTTTTGGACCGCGGTCGATGAAACCGCACGACGCGATCGCCGCCGACATCTCGCGCGCCAGGTCCGCCTCGTCGCGGTAGCATACCTCTGTGCCGCGGCCGGCAGCCGTGGGCTCGAATGCATTGAGGTGAACCGACACATTGACGTCGGCACCCTGCTTCTTGTGCCACGCCACAATGGCATCAAGGTTGTCGCCCTGATTTTGGCTGACGTTGTCGTGGAACGTCACCACGTCGGTGTCGTGCAGCGCCAGCACGCTGGCAACCTGATCGACTATGCGGCGCGCCTCGGTGACCTCTACTAATCCCCACGGCGTCGGGCCGACGGCACCAGCAACATCTTTTGCGTGGCCGCTCGACAGGGCTATTTTCATAGCCGTATGGGCGACACAACGCCCAGCAGACTGGCAATGACCCAAACGATGATCAGCACTGCGATCACCGTGATCAGCACGTTGATGATGGTTGCGAACGGATGCGGGAGCGGCACCAATGGCAACAACGCCTGAATTGCCCAGAGTATCACACCCAGCACAATCAACAGCAGCACGACTGATATTAGAGTTCCTATCATCGTCGCCTCCTCGGCAGTTTGTTCATTTGCAAACCTCCGGTTCCCACGCTCTGATATTTGCGCGGGCGCGGTGATACGCGCTTAGGTTAATCTGCATCCCCGCTTTTGCGCGCCTTGGCTGGTCCGCTGGATCGCTCACCCAGATTTTAAACAGTTCTCCAACGTGTTTCTTGAACGCATCATCAATCGCTAAATACGATAACGTAATCGCGCTGTCACGTTCTGACAGTGTCCAGCAAGTCGGCATTGCCTGCGACTGTGCAACGGTGACGGCACGAAATATCCCAAGCCCGAGTAGGCCAAAAGCAAGCAGCAGAAGTATGCAGGACAATAATTTTATCACGGCGCGAACGCGAGCGCCCGCGCCGTCCATATGCCGGCCAGCGCGAACTCAATGTCGCCGTCCGGCACGTTGGACCCGAACAACGTCGGCTCGGCTTCGATGGCCATGCCGATGGTCGGGTTGCTGCTGATGACGTGCGCGGACATCAGGTTGGGCTTGTCGTCGCCGCGCATGATGCGCTCAGCATAGTCCACGCGCTCCGTGTGCGAGGCCGTTCCTGGGTCTTCGCTGGCGACATTCTGCGCCACCTTGAACGCGATCATCATCACGCGCCCGGAAAACTCCGCGTTTGATGCAGTGGCGATCAGATCAGTCGCTGCCATTGGATACTCCCAGTCTTTCGGCGATGTCCGGCCCCATGTCGTAGGGCACGATAGTGAATGGTTGCTTGTACGGATCGGGCACGCCGCCGGCCGCAAGCCATGCATCGTACTCGGCGCGGTCGCGGTTGCCGGGATCATTCGGTATCCACACGACATCACTGGTACGAATGACCATCTCGGATGCTGTGAGTTGATAGTCAGCCATCACAACCTCGCATCAGCTACCCAAGTATCCGCGAAGTAGTAACCGCCGGCACCGCCGACAGCGTGATATATTTCTATCCCGGAGATCGTGGCGTTCTGGAATGCGGCAGTCGGATTTACGCTTCCTGCCAAAAAACTATAAGAACTTGTTGGCACTACGCGCATCGGAGTTGGGTAGTGAATATATGAGCTAAGGAATGAACTCGCATATGCGTTACCGGCAATAGTCCCTCTGCAATAATATCTCAGACACGTCGCCAACTCCTGATCATACGGCCGCATGACGAATGCCGTCGCAGTAGACCCGCTCTCAAGCTTGACTGTTCCCAGCGTGCCGGCGTTGAACTCAATTGACATCACCGTTCCGGCCGTCTGCCCGCCAATCGTCAACGGACTGGCCGCATACGAGCCGGAAGGCGTGAGTGTATCCACGCCTGCTCTGGCCTGCGCCGTCCCCGTCCACGTCAGGACATACGATCCGCCAACAACATTGGCGTCCTCGATCGGCTGGATAAGCGTCTTGCCTGTCGCAATAGTAATCTGCGTGCTGCTTGCCAGTTGGGTAAATGAGTAGTCGCCACCGGACGCGCCCGCCTTCCATTGATCATGGCCATATGCGGCAGCGGCAAGAGCAGCACCGGAAACATACCCCGATTGGTTGATGCGGAAGTCTCCATTGATGATGACGTTGTCCGACGGCGCACCGTTGCCGCCGGCAGCCGCCCACGTCCCGTCCGCGCGCAGGAAATTGGTCGTGCCGCCACCACTCGACGGGGCGAGCCCCTTCAGGGACGACGTGAACACGTCGAGCAGTGTCGTTGTCTGCGTCCCGCTCAAGTCCTCGGGGTCGCCGGTCGACGCCGTGATGCGGCCCTTGATCGTGCTGGCCGCCATGTTGCCCAGTTTGGCATTGGTGACGACGTCGTTGGCGATGACCGTCGCATTTGAGTTCACGGTCGCCGTCACGTCGCCGGTCAGGGCGGCGCGCTGCAAAACCTGCACACCACTCATCGAGAGTGATGCGCCCAGCGTGATGGCCTCGGGATCGCCTGTTCCGGCCGTGTCGCGGCCGATCAGCGTGTCGGTCGCGATGTTCTGCATCTTGGCAAACGTCACGACATCGTCGTCGATCGTCATGATCGTGCCACTGCTCGACACGACAATGTTGCCATAGTCGCCGTCGCCAAGCGTCGCCGTCCCGGTCGACACGTTGATGACCGTGCCGGTCATCGAGATGTTGCTGCCTAACGAGATTTCCTGAAAATCCCCGGCGCCCCCGCCCTCCCCGCGGCCGACCAGAACGGACGCCCCGGTCGCGTTCTGCATCTTGGCAAACGACACCACGTCGGCGTCGATCGCCCACGCTGCACCGGAACTGCTGACCGTGATATCGCCCTTGTCGCCGTCGGTGACGCCGCCGCCGGTTATCGCGGCAACAGTTGTCCCGCCGTCCTTGATCAACTTGCCGGTAACGCCGTCAAACACGGCGATCCGGTCGTTAACCGCGCTGGCTGGCCCGACGACGTCGCCCGTCGCGCTGCTGGTTATGTCGGCAATTGTTGCGCCGCCATCCTTGATCAGCTTGCCGGTGACGCCGTCAAACACGGCGATACTGTTATTGACTGCGCCGCCCGGCCCGACGACGTCGCCCGTGCCGACGCCGACGCCGAATTCCGATATCGGCACCAGCGTGTATGCCTCGGTGCTGGCGTTCCAGATCAGGATCGTCTGGTTCGTTGGGTCGGTAATGCTGGGGACAGCCGGCGCGAAGTCGTCATAGGCGAGATCGAGCTGATAGTGGCCGTCCTCTTTGGTGACATCGATGCCGGTGCCGTCGCGGATGGTGGCCGGGAAATTGACGACGGCCTTGAGCCGGACCTTGGGCAGTAGCGCCATCAGACAATCCCCAGCGCGGTTGCAAGATCGGTCAGGCTGATGCGGCTGTAACTGTCGTCGGCCTCGTTCCACAGCACGACGTAGGTCGTCCCCGGCGACGCGACCGACGACACC